TTCGTGATGCCGCGTATCCGGTAGGTCTTGCCGCGGCAGACGATGCGCTGCGTCTCGTCGAGACCGATGGCCTGCACGGTGCGCCAGCGCGCGCGCAGCTCGTACTGCCGCACGACCGCCACGCCGTCGGCGTACTGCTGCTCGGTCGCCGACTGCTCGCGCACGTCGCAGCGGAACAGGGTGCCGGCGGTCCACGTCGAGCCGCGCAGGCCGAGCGTGGACGCGGCCGCCGGCGGGCGGTACTGCGTCGCTACGAACCTGAGCCGCCCGGCGGAGATCATCGCATCGGGCTCCTCGTGGCGTACTGCTGGATGATGTAGCGGTACGAGAGCGGGACCTCGGCGAGCGCCGCCACGCTGCTCGACTCGGGGTTGTTGTACCAGCTGCCGACGAGCGCCACGATGCACTGCTGCAGCGCGTGGGGGATCGTCGTGTACCCCGCGACGTAGGTGACCGTCGCCAGGGTGTTCTCCTTCATCTGCTTGTCGGTGTCGAACTCGAGCGCGATGACGGGCTCGCTGTCGTCGACCCACCACTCGGCCGACGGCAGCGTCTGGGTGACCCCGTTGCCGTCGACGTACTGGACCTGCGTGAACGACGTGCACGGCTGCACGTCGGGGATGAAGCGCGCCCAGCGCCTGATCCTCGCGGTCCTCGTCGCGCTCGAGAGCGCGATGCCCGTCTCGCGCTCGATGACCTCGGCGGCCGCGATGGCGAGCGTGGACAAGTCGACGTCGTCGGCCTCCGTCTCGATGCGGAGACGGGTCCGGAGGACGTCGAGCGGGATGGGGAGCGCGGGCATAAAGGGAGACGCCGCCTTCCGGCGGCGGCCCCCCGCAACAAGGGAATCAGACGGTGATCGACGCGAACGCCTCGGGCAGCATGATGTGGCTGTCCCAGCGGTTGTACAGGTACAGGTTCGTCTGGTGCGTCGACGCAGCCGAGTACGGGTCGAGCAGCGAGGTGACGCCCGTGCGCTCGAACAGCTCCATGTACTCGAAGTTGCCGACCACGGCCACGACGGCGCCGTTGGTGGTGTCGGTCGCGGTGTTGATGTAGGCGCTGAGGCGGTACGGGATGCCGTAGATCGTGCCGGGAGCGCCCTGCGAGAGGCCGCCCGTCTCGTTCAGCTTCCAGACATAGTCGGTCGAGTTGACCTTGATCTTGCGGATGTGCTGCACGAGCGAGTCGTGCATGACCCACGAGAACCGCGCGCCGCTGCGGTACTGCGGCGGGACGCGGTGCACGCAGTTGATGAGCATGTCGCCGGTGAGGTCGTCGCTCGCCGAGTTGCCGGCGCCGCCCGCTCCGATGTTCTCGATCTGGGTGATCGCGGCGGTCTCGATGCCCTCGGGCTGCGAGCTGCCGGTGCCGACGGTGAGGTACTCCTCCTGCGACAGCGCGATGCTCATGGCGCACTTGTCGGCGACGTAGTTGAGCCCGCCGCCGATGCCGCCCTGCCCGATGGCGTCCTCGATGAACTCCTGGCTCATCGTGACGCGGGTCGCGAACTTGTAGGGCACCACGCTGATCGCCGTCGAGAACGACGGGTCGGACGCGGTGATCGTGCCGCCTTCGCTGACGAGCGCCGTGGTCGGCAGCGCGTTCTCAATGGTGATCGTGCGCTTCGAGTCGATCGGGACGACCGTGCAGAGCGCGCGGATCACGCTCTGCTGGCGGAGGCGCTCGACGATGCGGCGCTCCATGTCGGTCGGGATCGCCGCGCCGCTCGAGCTGAGCGAGAGCGCGCGCATCTCCATCGGGTTGCCGCTGACGAGCGCGTTGATCCAGCGCTTCGAGTACTCGCTCGCCTCGAGGTTCCCGCCGGGGACGCGGGTCTGGAACTCGGCGCGCGACTCGAGCTCCGCGATGCGCTTCTGCTGGGCGCGGATCTGGACGAGGCGCTCGGCCGCGTCGAGGTCGGCGTCCATGCGCGCGATCTTCTCGCGCTCCTCGCCGGAGCCGCGCTTGGTGATCTCGTGGGTGTCCGCGTTCTTGCGGGCGGCGAACTGCTCGAGCGCCTTGCGGTACTCGTGCACGGTGTTTTCCATCTGGGTCAGGTCGTCCATTGTGAAATCCTCGTCATGTGAAGTGCGAGCCGCGCTCGCGCGGCGTCCATGGAAGCCGCGTCAACGTGACGCAGGCTCGAACTGGTCTGGGGATAGGCGGCGTCCACGACGATGCTCACCTCGACGAGCTTCGCCTGGCGGACGGTGCGCTCGGTGCGCGCCTTGTTCCATTCGTCAGCCTCGACGTAGAAGCCGAAGCTCATCTCGCCGCTGAGGTCGCCGCGCTCGATCAGCGCGCGCACGTCGTTGCCGAGCGTGGTCTCGGGGAGCGACGCGACGTAGTGCAGCCCGTCGGCGCGGTCCATCAGCGCCAGCGTCTTCGAGCGGGTCCTCGCCAGCGGCATCGACGGGTCGTGGTTGTAGAGGAGCTTGATGTCCTCGCCGAGCGACTTGGCGAAAGCGCCCGGCGCGATCTGCTCGCGGAAGGTGCGGCCGTACTCGGTGATCTCGCGCGACTGCGCGCCGTAGACGGCCGCGACGCCGCGCAGCGTGCGGCCCTCGACGGCCTGCTCGATGGATCCGATGTCACGCCGTGAAATCATTGGGGGTCCCCGCTTCCGCGCTTGTGTCGGTGCCGATGTTCGTTGTGCCGCCGCCCGTGCCCATGTTCTTGGCGACGATTGGCTCGTCGAGCCCTGCGAGCGGCTCGAGGTCGAGGCGCGCGCGCGCCTCGTTGCGGGTGATGAAGCCCGCCTCGACGCCCGTGCGGAGCGCGGACATCTGCTCCGCGAGGCTCGGGCGCTGCAGCGCGTCGAAGTCCCAGACGACCTCGGTGTACTGCGAGGCCAGCTTCATGCGGATCTCGCTCGTCCAGATCGACGACCAGTGCCGCATGCAGTGGTCGACGTACATGCGGCCGAGCCACTCCATCGACCCGTACGTGCTCTGGCTGTGCTCGCTGAGGTACGAGACCGGGACGCCGAAGACGCGCGACACGTCCTGCACCGAGTAGCGACGCGCGGCGTCGATCCCGTCGTTGTCGAACGTGCTCGAGATGCGCTCGACGCGCATGTTGTCGCCGAGCACCAGCGGGCGGCCGGCGTTCACCGATCCGCTGTGCTGCTTCAGGTACTGCTCGGCGACCATCTGGCGCTGCTTGTCGTTCAGCGCGCCCGGATGCACCAGCGCGAGCTTGGGCTGTCCCGCGTTCTCCATCGCCTTCAGCTGGCTCTGCTCCTGCGCCGCCATGATCGTGAGCGCGTTGCGGCACACGCGCGTCGGCGCCTCGCCCCACAGGCCGTTCCATCCCGCGGTGCGCAGGTGGAAGACCTGCTCGAGCGCGAGGTTGCCGAACATCGACGTGCGGTAGACGGGCTCCGCGCCCGTCACGTCGAGCGAGACGCTGTCGGGGTCGAGCGGCATCATCTCGAGCAGCTCGCCGCCCTGCGTCCTGTTGATGACGGCGAAGGCGTTGCCGTAGAGCGCGCAGTGCAGCGTGAGCGTCCTGCGGAACTCGAAGCCCGACATGTAGCGGTTCGGACTGCGCAGCAGCGCGTCGCTCGTCGCGTCGCTCACGTCGACGTCGATGCGCGCGAGGTCGTTCGCGATCAGGTTGACCGCGCGCCACACGGGCGTGTACATGATGCTGTTCGCCGCCGTGACCAACGGGATATTCGCGGCCGTGTCCATCTGGAGCACGCCGTGAGTCGGCCAGTGGCCGACGAACATGCGTCGGAACAGTTCGCGCAGCATGGCGGGATCGTGGCCACGTCATCCCGTGCGGATTGCGCCTAAACCCATTCGTCGTACGAACTCGCGCGTTTTCCTCCCCAGACGTGGACGGCGATGATGCCGGCGACGAGCGGGTCGAGGATGCAGTACTCGCGGCTCTTGACGGGCCGCACGTTCCCGTTGCGGTCGGTCGAGGCGTGGGCCTCGGCGCACGAGCGCCGCATGATCGGGTCGTCGCCGATCAGTAACTTCCCGCCCGCCCACAGGTTCTGCCAGAGCTGGCAGCCGGGGCCGAAGGTGCCGATGCCCATGCGGTAGGTCAGCAGCGGGACCCCGTCGGCGACCAGCTGCTCGGCGAGGTACTTGCTGCCCCAGGCGTCGTAGCCGACGGCCTTGATGTCGAACTGGTCGCGCAGCTCGAGGATGCGCTGCCGGATCGACTCGTAGTCGATCTCGCGCCCTGGCGTCAGGGTCAGCCGGCGCTCGGCCGACCACTGGCGGACGGGCATCCGGTAGTCGAGCTCGCGCTGCGCGACGTCCTGCGACGGCCACCAGTAGTGGCCCTGCATGGCGACCGTGCCGTCGCCGCGAGGCACGGCGACCACGAGCGCGGACATGTCCAGGCTCTTCGAGAGGTCGAGCCCGAGCCACGCCGGGCGCCCGCGGAGCTCGTCCCACTCGATGGCCTTGCCGCCCGGCCAGAGGGCCATGTCGAGCCATCCGCCCGTGTTCTCGTCCGCCCGCGCGCAGTGGTAGCGCGTGAACTCGGAGCGGCCCATGGCGCTCCGCTTCATGGTGTTCCACGAGCGGCGCAGCGAGACCATGTCCGGCTGGCCGTGCTCCATGCCGGGGTTCGCCTTCGGCCAGTGCTCCTCGTCGCCGACGGCGTCGCCTTGGTCGATGCCGTACAGCATCGGGAACATGGTGTCATCCTCGACCTCGCCCGACAGGACGGCCTCGGCCTGCTTCACCAGCTCCGCGTAGTGGTTCTCGGGGTTGCTGCCGGGCGTCGAGATGATGACGCCGAGCGACTCGCGGCGCTTCGCGCCCGTTGTCAAGAGCTTGGTGAGAAACCTGCCCTTGAACTCGGCGGCCTCGTCGGCGATCCAGAGCGACGGGTTCAGGCCGTCGAGCGACCGCTCGAGCGCGGGAAGCGCGTTGAACTCGCAGTCGTGGGACGGCCGCAGGACGCGGTCGAACCGCACCACTGTCGACGGGTCGCCGACGGCCCGCGCCATCGTGCGCGCGGTGTCCAGGCAGATGCCCGCCTGGTCCTCGTTGTTCGCGATGACGTGGACGCGGCGCCCGTCGCCCTGCTCCATGTCCCAGAGGCCGA